GAACGCCAACTCACAACCGACGACGAACTCGAAGACTTCGCCACCTGGATCAACCGCCAGCCCCGCCACCCGTTCAAACCCGACTGGACACCCGACGACCGTGAGCAGCAGGAGGAAGAAGCAGCGTGAGCATGTCGAAACGCGAGATCCTCGTCGAGATGCTGAAACGCTGGGACGACGCCCAAAACACCCTCATCAAATCCGGCGACGGCTCAAACGGCTGGCCCCAACTGATGCCACCAACCTGGAACGACAGCTACCGGCAACTCGAACAAGCCCTCCGCACCCTCCGCACCACCCACCCCGAGCCCTACCGCCACTTGCACGCCCGCTACATCAATCCCTGGCGCATGCGACTCGAAGCCCGCGTCAAAAACGGCCGGGCCATCGTCCCGCCACGATGCGAACTCGCAGCAGGCGCAGTCACCGCCGGCTCAAAGACCGCAAGCATCATCGTCACCTGCTGGGACACCTGGGTCGACACGATCCTCGTCAACGCCGCGCTAGACAGCCTCGAGACGCTATATCCTGGCGAGCCCTACATGCCAAAGGAATTCATCGCCGCATGACCAACGACGGCCTCCCAGAAAGCTGGCAGCAGAAGTCCGGACAAGCACGAGGCGCAGCAACAAAACGACTCCGCACTGCCCACCAAGACGAATACGACCGCTATCTCGCAGAAGAACGCAAAGCCCGCGGGCTGCCCCCAGAGACAGGCAGCACAGCCGAAACCAGACTCCGCGGCCGAGTCGCAGAACTCGAAGCACAACTCCGCGCCGCCGGCATCAACGCTTGACGACAGCCGACAACCACGCTACCCTCACGCCCGAGTCCTGACCAGTGCGCCCAAAAACAAGGGCAAGCACGACAGGCAACATTGCTAGCCGTCGTCCACACAACGCACTGACGGCAACCGAAGGGGAATGAACATGAGCGTCAAGGACTACCGTGAGCGCTGGCAAAACGACGCCGACAGGCTCTACCCGCTCATGATCGCCAGCCTCGAGGAAGCACTCAGCTCCGAAACAGAGAAACGCGGCAAATGCCCCAAGTGCAACCTCGACGTCTACGTCAACTTCCCCGACACCCGCAGCCGACTCGACGCCGTCACGAAACTCTCCGAACTCGGCCACGGACGCCCAGCCACGCAGCAACTCCCCGACGGCGTCCACATAGACCTCGACGCCGACCTCACCAGCAAGCCCCAAGCAGAGCGCGACCTACTCCGGAGAGCCCTCCAACGCTCGCTGAAGCGCGCTATGTCGTCAGCGGCCTAACGGGCGCGCACAGGTACGGGCGAACAAGATCAGCCGGCCCTAGCCCCCCACGAAGGCTTCGAACTACGGTTCGGCCCTAACACGTACACCGAAACCGTGGTGTATGCAGGGGTTTTCCGGTTAGCCCACTCCGGCGAGGGCATGTGGCCGAGCTTGTGACACCGCAAGAGCTGCTCAAACAGCCTGACTCTGCCGACCGGTAGGCCACCCCCACCCCCCCGCGAGCTCGACACGTCGTGGGTCCCCCTCTCCGGCCCCTCGTCGTAGGACTGTGAGTCCTGGAGGTTCTGATGGCGAAGAATCGGCGGCCCCATTTGACGGTCAAGAGGGTTCGCGAGTTCTTGGAGCGGCCGGTAGAGGACGAGGCGGCGTGGGCGCGAGGGTTCGGCGATGGTGGGCGGATGATGGACCTCGGTGCCTGGAGGAGGGGTCGTGATGTTGTGCCGCGGCCGTCGGAGGAGTTGCGGGTGCTTGGTCGGGCTGCTCGGGTGCGGGAGCTTCAGAGGAGGGGGTTCTGATGCCGTACGTTCTTCCTGGGGGTGATTCGCCTGCTGCTGCTCGTCAGAGGCTTGCTGCGTCGTTGGCGCAGTTGCAGCGGCAGTATGGGGGTGCGGGGGTGCCTCTTGGTGGGCGGGGTACGGGTCCTCCGGTGGGTGGGCTGGTGCCAGGGGCGAAGGTGCCGTTGCCTGCGGTGCCGCCTGGTCTTCCTCCGGGGACGTTCGCGCCGACTCCGGAGCAGCTGGCTGCTGCAGTGGCTCCTGCTGCGGCGCCGCAGTATCACGGTCATCTCGACCCGAACTATGTGGGGTGGGGGACGCCGGGGCTGGAGTGGTATGGGCCGACGCCGCCTCCTACGGGGGGGCCGTGGAAGCAGGATAAGGGGGTGGCGGGGCAAGTGGTTTGGCGGTCGGATTGGGATCCTGCTCGGCCGGGGTTCCTGATGGGTGAGGCGTAGTCGGCTGGTGCTTAGTCTTGAGGAGATTGAGGAGGCGCTAGCTGATCCTGAGCGGCGTCCTTATGCGGAGGCGTATGCGCGGGCGTTGATTTACGAGCTCGTTTTGCTTGATGAGGTGGATGTGTGCAAGTTGCATCCAGCTTATTTGATTGACCGGATGGTTGGTCAGGATGAGAGAACTGGTGAGGCTTTCCATTTCGACGTGTTAACGCCTGAGGAAAGATTGCGGGCGAATTATTCGGCGATTGACTCGTACGGGCCCGATGAGGTGGATTGGCCGGTGTCGGTGGGGTGGCGGGCGAAGGATGGATCATGGTTTTGGCAGCGTGAGTTGTTGGATGAGTGGGAGGCGTCGCAGCGTCATATTGATTTGAAGGCGCGGCAGCTTGGTGCTACCTGGCTTGCTTGCGGCAAGACACTTCATACGGCGCTCTACTTGCCGGGGTCGTTGAGCCTGATGTATCGGCAGAAGCAGGAGGAGGCGTTCGAGAATGTGGGGCGGGTGTGGACGTTGTTGCATTCGCTGCCGGAGCATTTGTGGAATGGGGGGGTGGCGACGAAGCCGTCGAAGGGGGCGCCGGCGTCGGAGGAGATCCGGCTCGAGTTTGCTGATAAGCGGTCGAAGCGTAAGCAGGTTTCGCGGGTGTTGGGGATGACGTCCGCCAGCGCGTCGGGGCACGGTAAGACGGCGGCGTTGGCTGTGCTGGACGAGTTCTCGCGGATTGACCGGGCTGGGGAGATCATGAAGGCGGTGCAGCCGGCGGTGGGCCGGCACGGGAAGCTACTCGTCATCAGCACCGCGAATGGGGTGTCGAACCCGGAGACGGGGGAGGGCAACCAGTTCCACTGGCTGTGGGCTCATGCGGAGGAGTCAGGGTTCGAGAAGCGGTTTTTGCCGTGGTCTTTGCATCCGGAGCGGGATCAGGCGTGGTACGACCATGACCCGGAGGTCAGGGGTCTGAAGGCGCATGAGCGGGCGGAGCAGTATCCGGCTGATGAGTTTGAGGCTTTTACGCTTACGAACCGGGTGTTTTTCGACCCGGAGGACTTGCTGTTCTACGGGAAGAACGTGAGGCAGCCGCTCTACCGGATGGATTTCGAGTTGGTGGATGCGCGCCATGCGAAGCCCAGGAAGCATGACAGGGGGATGGTCCGTGTCTACACCGAGCCCATAGTCGATCGGAGGTACGCTGTCGGCGCCGACGTTGCGACCGGGCGTGGAGTCGATTACTCAGCTGCCTACGTCGTCGATCTTTCAGACATGTCCCTCGTGGCGGAGTTTCACGGCCGCCTCGACGCCGACCTCTACGCTGCTCAGCTCCACTACCTCGCCCGCTGGTACAACACGGCGCTCCTAGCCGTCGAGACCGCAGGAGGCTACGGGGAGGCTGTCATCATTCCGTTGCGGGATGGTCGCGCCGGCCGTCCCGCCTACCCATCCCTGTACCGGCACGTGCTGAGCTCGAGGCCGGATTTGCCGATCTCGAAGCCGTACGGGTTCCCGACGAACGTCAAGACCCGGCCGCTGGTCATCAACCAACTCGACAAGGCGCTCAGGGAGCGCCAGCTCCCCTACGTGACGAGCAGCCTGCTGTCGGAGATGCAGACGTTCGTGTACCGGGATCACGGGCCGTCCCCGGCCGCCCAGGAGGGCGCTAGGGATGACTGTGTGATGGCGGCGGCGATCACGCTGGAGATGTACCGGTTGAAGGGCGAACACCCAGACCGTCAGCGGAAGAAGCCGCGGAAGCCGAAGACGAGTTACCCGTGGCAGCGTGAGCGCAAGCGCGCCGCCGCCTAAGAGAGGAGCCCTGCTGTGTCGATGATGCTGCCCGAGCAGTCGATGATGGGTGGACCGCCGATGATGGGCTCGCCGCCTGAGGAGCCGGCCGCGGCGCCTGCGGACATCATCCGGGAGATGCTTGAGCTTGCCGACTCGTATCGGCGGGTTGAGCAGGACGACGAGGACCTCTTGGCGATGGAGCAGGCGCGCACGCTGCTGCAGAAGCTCCTGGCCGCGCAGCAACGGCAGTTGGACGGGTTGCAGCAGGGGAAGGCGGAGCCGGCGGCGCTCCGGCGGTTCGGCTAGGTGGCCCAGGTCTCGAAGATCGTCCAGAAGGCCGTCAAGGACTTCGACACCGACTGCGCCGACCACCACGACCAGTTCGCCCGCACCTGCGAACGGCGCTACCGCTCCTACCGGGGGGTGCTGGAGCGCCGGTCGGAGGCGGCGTCGTGGACGAACAAGCTGCACCCCGCCTACGCGTTGCAGATCGTCGAGACGATGATCAGCGCGCTTCTCGACCCCAGGCCACGGTGGAAGCCCTCGGCGAGGCCACGGATGGACGCTCCGGTCGACGCTGACGCGTTGCAGGCGGGCACCCGGGCGATGCGGACCCTGCTCAACTATCAGTTGGACGCGGCACGGTTCCCGCAGTCCCGCCGCCCCCACCGCTTGCAAGGCTTGGTATGCGGGCTGACGGTCGACAAGACGTTCTGGAACAGCATTGAGACACCGGTGAAAAGGCAGCGGGAACGCCTGCAGCCGGTGTTCGGCGAATACGGGTACGCCGGGTCGATCCCCGTGCTCGAGGACACGGAGGAGGTCGAGGTCGTCGCCGACGACCCGGGCTCCGAGACCGTTGATGTCCGCCACTTCGTGTGGCCTCGGAACGCGGTCTCGTTGGAGCGGGCGTCCCGGGTGACGCACCGGATCTTCTACTCCTTCGATGAGCTGAAACGCCTTGAGGACCAGGGGTTGTTCGAGAACGTCGACGAGTTGAAAGAGTCACGTGATCTCGCCACGGTTCACCGCAACCAGGACGACAGTCTGTACGGCACGGTCCCGGCTGAAGACGACATCGAAGTGTTGGAGCAGTGGCGGCGGGAACGCGACGGCACCGTTCGCGTCGTCTGTGTCGGCAACCGCAAGGTGCAGCTCAGGGACGAGTCGTCGCCGTACTGGCATGGCCGGTTCCCGTTCGTCGTCTGCTCAGGGATGCCGTACCCGTTCCAGATCCCCGGCACCAGCGAGATCGAGCTGCTGGAGCAGCTACAGGAGATGCTGTGGACGTTGCAGAATTCCCAGCTCGATAACCTCCAGCTTTTGAACAATGCGATCGTGTTGATCGCCGACGACACGGATGATCCGGAGGCGTTCGAGTTCGCGCCGGGCGAGATGTGGATGGTTCCACGTCCGGTTGAGGAGACGGTGAAGTTGTGGACGCCGAACCCGATCACGGCTGAGCTTGCGGTCGGCACGATCGAACGGTTGAAAGCGGACTTGCAAGCCCTGTCCGGTGGGATGCCGTGGCTGCAAGGAGATAACCGGCAGTCCGGCTCTGACACTGCTACTGAGGCGAGTATTTTGACGAATCTGGCGCAGCGCAGGGTGGCGGCGAAACGCGGGTTCTTCACCACCGCCGACGCCGAGGTGGGCGACCATTTCGTGAAGCTGAACCAGCAGTTCCTCCGCGAGAAGCGGTATGTGCAGATCGTCGGTGCTGACGCCGCCGAGGGGCTGGATCTGATCGACCCGGCTTCGTTCCGTGACCTCGATTTCAAGATGGATCTGGAGATGATGGACGAGTCGCTGATGCGGCAGGAGCGTCGCGCGGAGGCGACCGCCCGGTTGCAGGTGGCGCAGAACTTGGCGCCGGTGATGCTCGGCCTGTCGCAGGCGCCGAACTCGACGACGCGGGCGTTGAACATGGAGGCGTTCGTGGACGACTGGAACGAGTCCTATGACGTCGCCAACAAGGAGCGGTATTACGCGGAGCAGCCGCCGCAGACGCAGCTTCAGCCGGGGCAGCCTGGGATGAACGGACAGGCACAGCCAGGCCAGGAGCCGGGGGCGACGGCGCCGCAGGCGGTCGACATGAACAGCCCTGCGAACGCGTTCTCGCAGTCGCCGGTGGCGGCGCTGCAACGGCTTGGTGCGATGGCGGGCGGGCCGGCGAATGCCGGTTAACCCCGAACGCGTCAAGACACTCGCTGACGATGCCCACCTGCTCCGGCAGCTCGCCGACCAGGCCGGCTGGAAGCTGCTCGAACAGATTTTCGCCAGCAAGCGCGAGACGGTGCTCCGGCAGCTACTCGCCCGCGACCACCCTGATGTTCGCTCCTTGGATTACAACCGTGGGCTCGCGAACGGGATCGCCTGGGTGCTCGAGACACCCGGGAAGGCCGAGGACCGGCTGGAAGCGGCGAAGAAGCAGGCGGAACGGCTCACGACCCTACAGGAGCAGGTGATCGAGTGACCGACCTGATCGACGAACAGCAGCCCGACGTCGAGGAGGCAACCGAGCCGGAGCAACTGCCGGTCGGCTTCGAGGAGTCGCTGCAGCAGCGGTTCGGCCAGCCCGCCGACGAAGAGGAGCCTGCGCCCGAGGAAGAACCCGAGGGCGAGGAGCCGGAAGGGCCACCGCCCGCTGCCGCCGAGGCAGAGGCGACAGAGGAGCGGCCCGACTGGCTCCCCGACAACTTCAAGAACGTCAAGGAGTTCCTCCGCTCGCAAGAGGAGCTACAGCAACTCCTGGATCGGCAAGGGCAAGAGCTCGGCGAGTTGCGACCGCTCAAGGAGCAGATGGAGCGGTTGGAGCAGCTCAGCCAGCCGCGGTACGACCAAGACGAGCTGGAAGTCTGGTTCGACGAGAACCCCACCCAGATCCCCTACATCGCCGAAGAAGCCCGGCAGAAACAGGACGGCGCCCTCTACGAGCAGGCGATGGAAGCCTGGCACGCCCACAACCCACGGCAGGCAGCCGCCTACGAACGCCGCCTCGAGCTCACCTACATGCAGCAGCAGTTCGACGAGCGGCTGAACCAGGTCGCCGCCCCCGTCCAGGAGCAGGAGGGCGTCCGCGAGTTCGCCCGCGTCCTCGCCGAGGTCGAGGCCGAGCACCCCGACATCCAGAACTTCGGCGACGCCATCCTCGAAGCAGCGCAGACAACCCCCGAAGTCGTCAGCATCCTCCAGCGAGGCACCTACGACTCGAAGAAACGGGTCGTGGAAAGCCTGTACTGGATGGCCCGCGGCCGGCAGGCGGACACCCTCAGAGAGGCCGCCGAGACCGTCGCCCGCGAACAGCAGGACAAGACCCGCCGGCAGAAAGCCAAAGCCGGCGGCGCCACCGCTTCCACGAGCCCGGCGGCCGTGGACAAAAGCGCGATCGACCGTTTCAAACAGTCGATCCTCGACGCGCCGACCATCTAGAACCACATCCGTAGGGCCGCCGCAAGGACGGCGGGCAACCCCGGAGGTTCCACCCGTCCCATCCCCCCATGCGGGGAGTGGGCTAACGCGACCTCTGGAGACCAGTCATGCCAGTCACCATCAACGCCGACCTCGTCGACGACTCAGACATCCTCGCAAACGAACGCGTCATCGACATGGACAACGAGATCTCCATGCTCGAGCCGGAATTCACCCAGTTCACGACGATTCTGAACCGGGTCAGCTCGAAGCCGGCGACCTCGTCGAAGGTCGAATGGCTCGAAGACCAGCTGTTCCCAAGGTTGTCGGCGCTCTCCGCGTCGATCACCGCCGCCTCGGCAACGATGCCTGTCACGACGGGTGAGGGGCCGTACTTCCGGCTCGGCGACGTCGTCCGCATCCCCGTCTCCGGTGAAGCCGTCGCAGTGTCGGCCGCGCCGGCAACGGACGTGGTCGGGATCACCCGGTCGATCGGGTCCGTCGCAGCCGCCACCGCCGCCTCACTGGCGGAGCTCGTGATCATCGGCAACGCAGCCGCGCAGGGCGCCAGCCTCGGCGTCCGCAAGGTGACGGAACGCGTTGCCGCCTACAACTACACACAGATCTTCCGGCATCCGTACGGGTTCACCCGGACGCTGACGCAGTCGAAGCTGTACGGCGGCTCGGAGCCGATGAAGGAACGGAAGAAAAAGGCGATCGAGCACAAGCGCGCGCTCGAATCGGCGAACTTCTTCGGCCCTCGTGACCTCGACACCGGCGGCACGGAGCCGAAGGGGTATATGGGCGGCCTGATCGAGTACATCTCGACGCTGATCAAGGACCCGTCCGGGGCGATGGACAAGGCGGAGTTCGAGACGTTCATGACCGCCTGGCTGCACCGGGCGAAGACGCCGCTACTGTTCGTCAGCCCCACCGTGGCGTCGATCATCAGCGGGTACGCCCGCGACAACTGGGTGCGGTCGAAGCAGCCCGATACCACGTGGGGGAACGTCATCGACGCCTACGTGTCCGGCGCGTTCGGGTTCGAGGTCCCGGTCGTCGTGAAGCGGGAGTGGCACGAGTTCGCCACGACCTCGTCGCAGTACGGGTCGATCGCGTTCGGCGTCGACATGGCGCACGTTCAGGCCAGGCCGATGCAAACGACCCAGCTGCTGCTGAACCGGCAGGGGAACTCCGAGGACCAGGTCGTCGAGGAGTACCTGACCGAGACCACGTTGCAGGTGGAGCAGGAGAAGCACCATCTGTACATCGAGAACGCGACCTCGTAAGGGTTGCGCAAGTCCGTAAGGCCAGCGCATGCGCGGTTCCCAGCGCTGGCGCCTCGGAAGCCTGACGCGAAACAAGTGGCCGTCAGGACGAGATGGGGCGGGTCGACCGCGGGGGGCGGCGTGCCACTTGACTGCCGCCCCCACCTTTTAGAAAGGGAGTGATTCCAATTCCTCGTTTCATCGCCAAGGCCCGCGAGTTCAGCGTCACCTGTTGGCGCACCGTCGACCGGGAGACATCGTTCCAGACCGGACTAGACGTCCAGGTCGGATTCATCGCCGACTTCCGCCACGACGGCAGCCTCTCCCCGTGGGAGAAAGAGGCTGCACTGAAGACGTTCAACTTCGGGGCTGTCGGCCACGACGAGGACGTGACGCACCGGCTGTCGGTGTTCGACACCGACCATGAGGCGATGGTACGGAAGTGGACGCCGGAGTTCAAGCAGCGGGTCGAGGACGCGCTGCGCCAGGGGAGGAATCTCGGCCGCAGCTACCTCGAGGTGGATCAGCCCAGGAGGCCGGCGCCGTGGCCCGCGTATGACAAGCTAGTGGCGCAGGGCCGCCGGACTTCGGAGATGGTGGCGGAGCGGATCGCCGCGACGGTGACCGAGAACGGCTACGACGCCGGCGAGGTGCTCTCGTATGAGCGGGAGAACCATGACCGGCCCGAAGTGATCGCCGCGCTCGAGGCGCTTGGGGTGGCGGAGCCGGAAGAGGAACTCGTCAGCGCATGAGTCCTGTCACGATCATACGGGGTTCGGACGAGGATCTTCCGAGTTCGCCCATTGAGACAGTCGGCTTTGCGGCGGCAATCAGAGGCCGGGAGAAGGAATTTCCGTATCTCGCGCGGGCCGTGAAGAACATCGAGCCCGCTGACCGTCCGATGATCTCATGGGCGGACGGGCGCGGCAAGAACTTCTGCCAGATCAACCGGAATCCGTTCGGGGTCACGCATGCGGGACTCGTGACCCGTTTGTACAGCGGGCGCGATACGTGGGAAGACGCGCGTGCAGCCGCGCTCACCGAGCACTTGCAAAGTGTTGAGCAGACCATCGAACACGGTGTGCCCGAGCGCCGGATCGAGTTGTACTTGGAGCTCGACGAAGACGGTGAGTGGTACGTGGCAGAGCGCGTCCGCCAGTTCGCTGGCGGCTTCCGGCACTACCTCAAGCGTGATCTACGACGTGGAGACACGATCCGACTGCGACCTCTGCAGGATCTGACGTTTCTCGATAACCGACAGGAACCGGACATGGACGTGCGGGAGGCGGAATGGCTGTCGGAGTTCTCGCTCGAGGTCACACCACACTGATCCAGGAGGAAAAGAGATGCCTGTGACAGAACGAGATGACCGGCCGGGTCGGTTCAAGCGGAAGGGGTTTCCGCCGCCGGAGCGGGAGATCACCGAGGAGGAGGCTGCGCGGCTGGAGGTGAAGCAGAAGGCGATCGCGTCCGGGAAGTTCGACGTCGATCCTGGTGACGATGATCTGCCAGGCCGGTGGGCGCGTGCGCAGCCGAAGTAGGTGATTTTCGCGCAGGAGATCGGCAGCGCTGTCCACCTCGGCGAGCTTGAACGGATGGCCGCCGAAGCTGAGGGGAAAGTGTGTTTGGAGGTCGGGTCGTTCTTCGGCCGTTCGAGCATCGCGATAGCAAGCGTGGCCGAGGTGCTGCACTGCATTGACTGGCACCGCGGCGAGTCTGCGAGCGACAAGGACACGGGACTGACGGACTCGCTGCCCGAATGGTGGGCGAACATCCGCCGATACGGGTTCGCCGACAAGACGGTGATGCACGTCGGCACCACTGCGCAGGTGTGCCCGTTCATGGCGTCGCAACGGTTCGCGTTCTGCTTCATCGACGCCGACCACACCTATGAGGGTGTGAAAGACGACATCGTGAACATGCTGCCGCTAATGCGACCTGACGCGACGCTCCTCTTCCACGATTACACCTGGACGGAGCTAGGCGTCCAGCAGGCAGTGGATGAGTTCTTTCCCGCCGTGGAGGTCGTCGACACGTCTGCGCTAGTCCGATTGGAGAGCTGAGAGATGCCGGGGAAGAAGTACAGATCGTTGAAGAAGCCGCACGTCTATGAGGCGCTGCGCAGCGAGGGCATGTCGAAGGAGCGTGCGGCGAAGATCTCGAACGCGCAGGCGCGGAAGAAGCGCAAACGTTAACCGGTGCCCGCTGTCACGGTGGTCATCCCGTTCCTCAACGGGGGGAACGAGGCATGGCTGCGCGAGGCGATCGGCTCGCTACCGATCGGCACCCCCTACCTCGTCGCCCACAACGACGGCGAGCTCGCCGAGGCGCTGAACCAGGCGCTCCGCCAAGTAGAGACGGAGTTCGTGCTCCGGCTGGACGCCGACAACCGTCTACACCGTGACGCCATCCCGTTCCTGCTCGACCTCGCCTGGGACACAGACGTCACCTACCCATCACTGCTACTGACCGATGAGGAGCTGCGGCCGGTCGAGTTCCTGAAGGCACCCGCGTTTTGCCCGAACCGGCTATTGGAGAAGAACTACATCGACGGCGGCGCCCTCTTCCGCCCAGAGAAAGCACTGGCGGTTGGCGGCTACCGTGACCTGCCGATCCTGGAGGACTGGGACCTGTGGGTGAGGATGCACCGTGCCGGGGCGACGTTCAAAGCGGTGCCGGAGGCGATCCTCTATTACCGCCAGCATCCGGGCTCGCGGAATAAGAGCGTCGATCCGGTCGGGACGCACGAACGGTTGCGCGCCCAGATCGTCGGCAGCACACCCGACCTGAAAGCGAGCTTCTACTACCAGCAGACGTATGCGACGACGTACTGGCGGTGCCTGCTGCCCGCCCGCCATTTGCCGGGGCAGGCGGTTGACCATCCGCCGTTCAAGCCAGCCCGCGAGCACGACGATGGGACACTCGACTTGGCGTTCCCGGAGCATCGGGGGGCGGCGGTGTGGCAGTTCCCAGGGGACGCCGTCCGTGCCGTGTTGATGTCAGAGCAGCAGGAGCAAGGCACTCGCGTACTCGTCGAGACTGACGACAACTATTTTGACGCGTCGCCGCTCGGCAACCCCGGCTGGACGAAGACGATCCAGAAGGGCCGCGGCCACTCGCTCGAGGCGCACCGCCGGATCATCCCGTGGGTGGACGGGGTGATCGTGACCACCGCGCAGCTCGCGAACCGGTACCGGAAGCACAACCCGAACGTGTACGTGTGCCCGAACCAGTTGGATCCGGCGGACTGGCCTGAGCCGGACGCCTCGAACGGGAGGTTCCGGGTCGGCTGGTTCGCGAGCCCGTCCCATGCCGGCGACGCGAAGCTCGTTCACCGAGCGTTGGAGTGGGCGTCACGGCAGGACGATGTTGAGGTCTACACGATGGGTTTCGACCCGGGCTGGTCGTTCCGGCGCTGGCATTTCCCGTGGTCGAACGACCTCGGCGTCTACCGGAAGCTGCTCGGCACGCTGGACGTCGGGTTGGCGCCAGTGGTGGAGACACCGTGGTCGGTGTGTCGATCCGATTTGAAAGCGCTCGAGCTCAGCGCCGCCCAGGCAGCCCCGGTTCTCTCGGACGCGACCCCATACCGCACGTATGAGGGTCCGTGCTTGCGCGCCACGTCGGCGAAGGACTTCCTGCACCACGTCAAGCACCTCGTCACCCATCGCGACGAGGCCCGGCAGTTGGGCCGGGAGGCGAGGGGGTACGTGATGCGCGAAAGGACGATGCCACGGCATATCGGCGACTGGCAGGAGGCAGTCGGTGGCTAGCGGCTTGCGCGTCCAGGTTGGCGCCGAGAAGGCGTTCGACCACGGTGCCGTCACCGTCGGCACCACTGCCGTTGCCCTGGCGAGTGCGTACACGCTGCTGAACCGGGGCGTCCAGATCAAGGCTGCCGCCGCGAACACAGGCCAGGTGTACGTCGGCAACTCCGATGTCACGAACGGCAGCGCGGACGCCACCGACGGGTTCGAGCTCTCTGCCCGCGACGGCCTGTTCGTGCCGGCGCAGGACTTGCAGGGCGTCTACGTGATCGGGTCGGCGGCCGGACAGAAAGTGTTCTGGCTGACGCTATGAGCGGCGGCCTCTACAACGCAGGCGGAGGCGGGGGCGGAGCCGGTGGCGGCGTCAACCTGGCCGCCTCCAACACCACGTACACGTCCGGCACCGTCGTCATCTCGGGCAGCACGAACATCACCGTGCTGACAAACGGGCAGACGATCCTGCTGTCCGCGAACGACCCGGCCGCCGCCGCGGGCGTATCAGCGCTCCAGGCGTCGAACACCACGTACACGTCGGGAAAGGTGATCCTGACCGGCGTCGGCGGTGGCGTCACCGTCTCGAGCAACACCGGCCAGCGCATCGACATTTCGGTAGCCGCACCGGTCGCAGAGACCCAGGTCGCGATCAGCGGCGTGTCTGCGTCTGACGCGCTCTACACGTCAGGGACCGTGAGGATCACGGGGGTTGGTGGCGGGATCACGGTGTCGAGCAACACGGGGCAGCGGATCGACCTCTCCGTCGCAGCCCCGGTAGCGCAGACAGCCGAGACCGCCATCTCCGGGGTATCGGCGTCGGACACGCTGTACACGTCCGGCACCGTACGGATCACCGGCGTCGGCGGGGGTATCACCGTCAGCTCGAACACTGGCCAGCGGATCGACCTGTCCGTGGCCGCCCCGGTCGCCCAGACCGCGCAGACGGGGATCTCGGGGATCGCGAACTCGCAGACCACCTACACCTCGGGCACCGTGAGTCTGTCGGAGCTTGGCGCGATCACTGTCCGCTCGACAACCGGCAACCAGTACCAATTCTCAGTTAACTCGCAGACCGTCCAGACGCAGAACCTCCACAACGTCACCCTGTCGGGGAACACCGCGGGGGCGCTGGCGCACATCTCGTCGGGCACGCTGACGCTGGCGGGCGGGAACAACATCACACTCTCGCAGGCCGGGAACGCCGTCACGATCAGCGGTGGCGCCGGGGGCGCCGAGACCCAGACGGCGATCTCGGGTATCCGCGCGTCGGACACGACCTATACGTCAGGCAGCGTGACGATCACCGGTGTCGGTGGCGGCGTGACGGTAAATTCGAACACGGGGCAGCGCGTCGATATCAGCGTCGCAGCGCCCGTCGCCCAGACTGGCACACAGTTCAGCGCGGGCCTTTCCAACATCGGCAACACGGCTGGCGATACCGGCACCGTTGCAGGCCGGGTTGTCCTCGCCGGTGGTAACAACATCACCCTGTCCGGCAGCACGAACGGCGTATCGGAGACGATCACGATTTCGGGGGCCGCCGGTGGCGGGGCGGGTTTCACAGCCGGGATGTCGAACCTCGGCAACACAGCTGGTACGTCAGGTGTCGTAACGGGCCAGGTCGTACTCGTCGGCACCCACGACGTCACCCTCTCCCAGTCCGTAAACGGCGGGTCGGCGACCATCTCGATCATCCCCGGCCCGCAGATGAGCCGATTCCGGTATCCGCAAGATGTCACCCCGGTGACCGCCGGTGGCTTGCAGGGGAACTCCTCTCTGTACTTCGTCCCGATCTTCGTACCCGGCTATCTGACCGCGCACAACGTTGGCCAGCTCTACTCGATCAGCGGCGCCACCGGGTCGACGGCTGCGGCGTCCCACTGGTTCGGGGTTTACACCAAGAACGGCTCGACTCTGTCGACGGCGACGACACACTCACAGTCATCGTCGTGGACGTCGGGCTCGATTGCGTCGAACGACTGGGGTGGCCTGATCGGCTACCGCTGGCGGATGATGAGCGGACAGACGTTCAACTTCACGCCCGGCGACTACTGGATCGGGATGATCAACCGGTCCACCAACGCAGGCTCGTGGTCGCTGCTGGGGCTTTCGCAGATCGCAAACGCCTGGTCCGGCCATGTCGGCTCCTTGTCGAACACCAGCCGGCTGATGGACGTCGGCCTCGGCTGCTACACCGCCCAAACCTCGGCGTTCCCGGCCACCGTCGCGTTCAGCCAGATCGGCAGCCTCGTCGGCAACAACCTCCGCATCCCAGCCTTCCTCATGCACCACAGCGATGTCAGTTCGGGATGACCGAACCGCAGATCATCGTCGGCGGCGGCAATGGCTACCACAACACCGACCCGCAGACAATCCAGCGGCTCACCAAAGGCCGCACCTACCAGGACCTCTCCACCATCTGCGTCGTCCCTACCCGCGGCATGATCCCCGCCCGCGTCGTCGAGTCATGGATGGGCTTGATGAGCGCGATGAATCAGAAGTTCACGCGCGTGTTCGTCGCCGGCATGGAAGTCGGGGACGCCTACAACGCAGCGATCGAACTGATCCTCAACCACCCCGAACTCTCCACCTGGAAGTACGTGCTCACATTGGAGGAGGACAACCTGCCACCTCCGGACGGCCTTTTGAAACTCTACGAATCGATAGAGGACTACGCGGCGGTCGGCGGGTTGTACTGGACGAAGGGCGAGGGCGGCCAGCCGATGATCTACGGCGACCCGCACGGCATCCTGAACTTCGTCCCGCAGATGCCGCGACCGGACACGGTGCAGGAGTGCAACGGCCTCGGGATGGGCTTCACGCTGTTCAGGATGGAGATGTTCCGCGACGAGAAGATCCCGCGTCCGTGGTTCAAGACGCTCCAGGAGTGGGACCCGAACGTGGGTGTCCGCTCCTACACGCAAGACCTCCACTTTTTCGAGCGGGCACGGCAGGCCGGCCACCGAGTCGCCTGCGACACGCGCGTCAAGGTAGGGCATCTGTCTGTCGAAGACGACTTCGTGTGGTGAAAGGACGATCAGATGGCAATCCGTGCGTTCGTACCAAGCGTCCCGGCTTTCACTGTCGCTGACGCCCCGGATGGCCGGTGGGAGTTCACTGCGCTTTTGGTCGACGACACCGCCGGACAGATTCTGGGCCAGATCGCCGACGAGGTAGTCGTCCCGTGGGGGTCCCCGATCAGGACCCTAATCGCCGACCAGATCGTCGCTCGCGCCGACTCTGACTACAGCAAGACGCTCCTGGTCACCGACATACTGATGCACGACTTGATGGCGCCGTGACAGCCATCGCGGCTAAGCCAGCCAAGCGGAAGCCTCGTGTCCCAAAGACACGGTCGTACCGGCTCGACCTCGGCTGTGGCCAGGCGAAACAGGAAGGATTCACCGGGGTCGACATCGCCGGTGACGCCGACGTCATCCACGACCTGTTCTCGTTCCCGTGGCCGTTCCCCGACTCGAGCGTGGAGGAGATCCACGCGTCGCATTTCGTCGAGCACATCCCGCACTACCGGCCCGATTGGGACCGTGACGGCTGGTGGATGTTCTTCAACGAGTGCTACCGGATCTGCAAACCCGATGCGAAGCTGACGTTCGTTCACCCCTATGTGAAGTGTGACCGGGCGTTCTGGGATCCGACGCACACCCGCTACATCCACGAGACGACCTGGTACTACGGCGATCGGCAGTGGCGTGAGCAGCAACGGCTCGACCACTATCCGGCCGACTGCGATTTTGAGGTGACGTTGATCCAGGGGACGGGTGTAGACCAGGACGTCGCGGCCCGCCATCACGAGTTCCAGGCGGTCGCTCGGCACCGATATTGGAACGTGATCCCAGATCTGATCGTCGAGTTGAAGGCCCGCAAATAGGAGGGAAGCATGGCTACGTTGGAGAAGATCGACGAGTTGCGCGCCGACAACGCGCAGCTCGCGAAACGCGCATCGGACCTGAGCGCCGACCTGACCCGTGCCCGCCGCGAATTGAAGGGCGTGCAGACGGCGGAGGAGAAAGCCGCGCAGGCCGAGGAGCGCGCGGAGACAGCGGAGACGGAGAACAAGGCGCTGAAGGCTGAGCTCGCCCGCGCACGGGCGGAGGTCGACACGCTGCACAAGCAGATCGCCGCCGACCGACATTTCGTCAACGCCGCGACCAAGCTGCGGGAAGGGTTCCGGGCGCTCGGATGACCGAACGGTGGCGGCGCCCGTTGAAGCCGTTGGCGATCGAGGAGGATGCCGGCGCGGTCAGCTATGACGGGGTGAAGCTGATGCGCGGTCTCGACATCACCTACACCCCCGATGACTTCCAGCGGCTCCGGGAAGGGTACGCCTGCCTGAACTGCCAGGAGCCGTTCGAGCAGCCGTTCCCCGAACGGTGTGCGGTGTGCGGGTACGCCGTCCGCGAGTTGCAGACCGCGGATATCGCCCGCGAGTTCCGGGGGCACAAGCACTTGGGGTCGACGGTGAAGATCGCGGACGAGTTGGAGCGGTTGGAGGAGTGGGCGCAACGGCAGGAGCACGTCCCGGAGCATCACGTTCTCGTCCCGGACGGTGGCGCGTTCGCGCAGGGCGCCGGCTTGTGGACGCCTGAGAGCCTGAACTGATGCCAGTCCTGTCGGAGGTCTAACCGGAAGGGGCTCATGTCGTTGCCGCTCACTCCCCTCACGCTGGGGTCGCTCACCCTGGACCCGGTCACACCGCTGCCGGAAGACTGGATCGACGTGTCTTCCTACGCTGTCGGAGACGGCATCGCCAATGACACGACTGCGTTTGAAGACGCGTTGGCTGCTGACAACGCGACTGCGCTTCTGTATTCGCCGCCAGGTAAGACGTATCTCATAACCGGCAACCTGACGATTGCGACACAGCGGACGATCGACTTCAGCGGGTCGACGATCAAGTTCGCGACGCCGGGGAAGGTCTATGTTACCGCCGCCGGAGCGGGCACGTATATTCGCAATCTCGTCGTCGACGCCAACCTTCAGGTTGGGGGAGGCGGGGTCTCGACGGACGCTGTTGGCGTCACGCGCTGCTTTAACGTCGAGACGCTGAATTCAAAGGGCGGCTCCGGGTTCGCCTGCACTGGAGCGGGCGTCATCTTGGAGCTGAACGGGCGCTGCCACTCCCACCATCACCAGCGCAACGCTGGCTCTCACGGCAACGGCGCCTACGCGCTCAACGGTGCCATTCTTCGCACGGGGCCGGAGTTCCTTGCTGAATATTGCCAGGGCCACGGGGTCTTGATCGACACGGATGCGGGCGAGGGATGCGTCATAAGGGGGAGGGCGTACCGTTGCGGCGATCCGGCGGGGGCCGGCTCAAACGGTGCCTACTTGCGTTCACCGAACGGGATAGTCGACTTCGTCACGGAGGAGTGCGATAGCTTCGGCGTCGAGATCACCGGGGATAAGTGGCGCGGCTTCGCCGAGGCGTTACGAACGGGTGTCGGGTTCACAGCCCCCACCTACACCGTGGCTCCTGATGACGCCTGCGCTGGCATACGGATCTTCGCGGCCGATAACTGCAAGGTATACGCTCGCGATCTTCGTTCAGGGGGGTACGGCGTTGCCATTGTCGGCGGCAGTAATCATAACGACATCACCGTCGACGTCGATTATACTGGTGGTTCGGACCGTGACCCCGGTATCAATCTGTCGGGTGGTTCTTCCTTCAACGTCATCCGGGGAGAAATCCGTGGCGCTACTGTCGGGCTGAGCATGGCCGAAGCGACAGGGCTGAACAACGACAACGACATCGTGCTTGCGATGTTCGATTGTGACTTTAGCGCCCTTCGTATGGACTACGGCAAGAATAATGCCATCACCATCTTTTCAAGAAACAATCGGGACTTTGATGATGGTGTCAACCTCGGGCTCGTTAACCTTCTTGGTGGCGCTAACGTAACTGGCAACCGCATCGTTCTCTATGACCACCGCGAGACTACTGGTGGTGCTGCCGCCTCTACCTGCCCACGCTACCTTGTTCGCTGCCTCGCCGGTACTGCCGACAACGAGATCATCGTCCACCGGGCACGCGACTGCCGCATTCTCTCCTACGACCTCGGCACGAACAACAAGATCACCGTCGCGAAGGCGCTTAAGCAGACGGCAATCGCGACGTTCGACTCGGGGGAGGCCTGGTCGGCGGGAACGAACAACGCGACCGCCGGGCAGTGGGTAGAAGGGGATGGAGGCAAGCGATTCCTGGGTGGAGTGGGCAGCTACACCTCCTATACCCGCACGCTAGGGGCGGCCATAGACCTCAGTGCGATGGGGAACGAGGAGTGGTTCCGGGTCTGGTGCTTCTACGAGAACGCAGCCGATCACTTGACTACTGGTAGTGGCCCGGTGCTGTTTCGACTCCGCACCGACTCCTCTAATTATTTCGACACCCCGTTTGGCAATCCGCTCGTGCCGGGGGACGGCGGTTTCTACATCTACCTCCGCAAGGTGGACTTCTCAGCCGTTGGCACGCCCAACTGGAACAACATCACTTCGATCGCCGTTCTAGTCCATTCTGCTGGCGCCGGTACGTTCGCGGTCACGATGGATGACTTCTGCCGCGTCTACTCCCAGCGGTTTGAGGGGCCGAGCGACCGGGCCGGTGGAAGCGTGAGCGTCGCCGACGGGGGGAAGATCGCTCATGGCCTGCTTGTTGCTCCAACTCGCGTGACGGTCGTACCTTCTGTCTCGGGTGAGTTCGCATCCGTAACCGCAATTGACGCATCCAGCTTCACCGTGGCTCTAAAGAAGCATGACAACACGGCGGGTACAACACAATCGGTCTACTGGACGGCGGAGCGGTAATGGCTTATGTCGATGAGGTTCTCGCGGATAGCCCTGCCGGATACTGGCGGATGGGCGAGGCGCTCGATAGCAGCCCCGCGAATGACGAGACGGCGAACAACAACGACGGCGTCTACACGAACGTTACGGGCACTACACCGGGGCAGGCGGGAATCTCCGGTGACGGCAACACGGCGGTCCGGTTCACGAAGGCGTCGCTCGGCTACGTCGCGGTGCCGGACGCCGCCTCTCTTGATCTGGGAGGAAACTTGCTCACGCTCGAAGCGTGGGTGAAGCTTGCCGCCGTTGGGGCCGCGCAGCTTAAGTCGATTTGCAGCAAGGGCGCGAACGGTTATCAGATGCGCGTCAACACGGCCGACAAGATCGAGCTGTTGAAGGATCGCGTCGGCGTTCTCGCCACATCGGTGTTGGCGATCACGGATACCAACTGGCATCACATCGTGGGAACGAAGAATGGTGCCACACGAGCGATCTACATTGATGGGGCCGAATCGACCTCTCTGGGTGTCGACGCGGTCGTCGCGGCCACCGACAATTCGCTCTACATCGCCGTCGCGAACGGCGCGGGCGCAGGCGTGACCGTGCCCGAGGCGACAACCTACATGGACGGGACGCTTGACGAGATCGCGGTGTACCCGACCGCGCTGAGCGCCGCGCGGGTGCTCGCCCATTTCCAGGCCGCCGTGGTCCCATCCGAAAGTGGTGCCAACGCAGGAGCTTTCGTCCCCGCCATCCTCCAACTCCTCGGAAAGAGGTGACATGTATCAAACCTCGGAAATCCGGACGGTCACCTCGAAGATCGTGGTCCCGGACACCGCGGGACAGTCGTCCATCATCGTCGCGAACGTCTACACCGGCGCGACCGGGGCCATCCTGAAAATCTACGACGGCACATCTGCCGGAGGAACGCTGATCGCCACGATCGACGCGAGCTCCAAGAGCAGCCACCTGATCATGCGGAAATGCGAAACCGGGATCTTCCTGGACCTGTCCGTGGCCGCCGCTGACTGCGCGATCACCTACCAGTAACACCCGATGGCTACCCTCGCCCAATTCCGCAGCCGCGTCCAAGCCAAAATCGGCCTCGACGCCACCGCTAGCGGCACCGACGAAGTCCTGCTGGACTCATGGATCAACGAGGGCGTCACCGACTTCCTCCTCCAAACCCAGTGCAAAGTCATCTCCGCAACGATGACCATGATCGTCGGCACCTCGGATTACACCCTCGACACGGCGATCCTGGTGATCAAGGATGTGTACATAACGTCGGGCTCTGACTTGACGGGGCTCGAGCAGTGGTCGCCGTATGAGTTGCTCGCCCGTCGGCGGGCGAACACAACCCAGTCGAGTCCGGCGACCGCGTACGCGGTGATGGGCGGCAATCTGTTCCTCGTCTACCCGACCCCGTCGGCGGCTGACGTGATCACCCTGTACTACGTGCCCAGGCCGGTGACGTTGTCGGCGGGTGGGGATACGCCGTCGGAGATCCCGGTGGAGTTCCACAAGGCGGTGGAGTATTACGCGTTGGCGCAGGCGGCCGACTATGACGATGACGCATCGTCGGCGCAGGGATTGCGTTACCGCGACCTTTACTTGTCGGAGGTGGGGAAGGCTCGGAAGTACTTGAACGTGAAGGGGAACGCGCGGTTGCCGCGTGCAGTGGTGGGGCGTCGCCGTCTGGTGTCACCACGTAACGACGTCTACCCGGAGTGGTAGTGGCGAAGCTGGTTGAGTTGCAGTCGTCGTTTGACCGGGGGGTTGTGCGGGATACGCCTCGGAACGAGCTGCCCAGGGATGCGGTGTATGGGTGTTTGAACATGCTGCCAGATATCGGGGCGCCGCTCAGGAGACGGGGGGCATGGGAGTATGCGTCGCCGGACATTGATCCGACGGCCGACTCTGACCTGGCGCAAGGAGGGATTTACGCGCAGTTCGAGGCGGGCGCGCTGAACCTCGCCTGCATGCTCAAGATCCTCGGCGCCGACAAGCTCGTGAGCTTCACGGCCAGCACCGTTACGTCGATCGGCGACATCTTCCCGATGGCGCAAAACCCAGTCATGCACCGTGACCTCGTCATCTTCCCGGCGGCTGACGGCGCTACAACCCCGAAATCGTATGACCGGACGACACTCGGGAACCTCGCAGGCTCGCCGCCGCAGGCGATCTACGCGACCGTCCACAAGGACTTCACCGTCCTGGCGAACACGGACGCAGAACCGCAGCGCATCTACTTCAGCGCCGCGGGCAACCCTGCATCATGGACGACCGCCAGCAGATACGTGGATTCGACGCTCCCGATCACCGGTGGGATACGCAGCCTGCGCGGCAACATTTTGATCTTCTCGTCCGGGCTGACCGAGCGGTTGCGGGGGAGTACGCCGCCGCCGGGTGGGGACATGATCCTTGAGCCGCTGGCGAACGTCGGCTGTGTCGATGCGCGCTCGATCGTGTCATGGGGCGAGTTCGTGGTCTGGGCGGACACCGCAGGCATCTACATCACGAACGGGTCGACGTGGGATGATCTGAGCGCGTTGTGTGGCATGAAGTCGTGGTGGCTCGCGAATGCGTCGGTGGTGACGACGGCGCGCACATTCAGTGCTGGCATGATCGGCAACTACTACCTGATAACCGTGTCCGAGGGCAAAGACGCCGACCTCACCGAGAATTTCACGGTGATGATTGACCTGCGAAAGCGGACATGGTGGCCGATGAGCGGATTCCCGGCGAAGGCGTATTGGAATGCGCCGAGCGTGTCCGACGCCACATCCGAAGAGATGTACATGGCCGTTGGGACGCTCAACAACGCGCGTATCGGAAGTCTCTCGAACATCCTCACTCCCGGCGGCGCCACCTACACGGATCCGAACAGCTCGAACACGATCACCTGGAACGTCGAAACCCCGTACCTCATGGGCCGTCCGGGCAAGAAGACGTGGAAGGCGATCTACCCGGCTTACGACCCCCGGAACGCATCGGGCGGCGGGACCGATGACACGATGGC